TTCGCTGTCGATCACCAGGGTGGGTGCCGTCACCGACCTGAGGAGCGCAAGCGACATCGCGTCGGAGAGCATGCAGTCGTAGACGAGGGTGTGCGCGACCGCCTCCAGCGCCGCCCAGACCGGCTGCGCCATCTGGGCGATGACCTCCGCCGGGACGCCGATCCCCCGATGGAAATGCTCCACCGCATCCCTACGGCGGCCGGTTGCCGTGTCGATGGGCGACGGGCCGGCGTCGGGTCTGGCGCTGGTTGACGCCATCCTTGAGCGCGGTGATCTCGACGCCTACACCTGGCACACGCTGCGCGAGCCGACCTCCTCCGACGGCTGGGGCGAACGGCCGACGCGCACGCCGCCTACCAGCGTGCCCTCGAACTGACCCGGCAGGAGCCCGAGCGGCGGTTCATCGAGCGACGGCTGCACGAACCGGCTCATGGGCCTGGCGATGACGATGCTGGGTCGCCTCCGTTGGGTGGTTGAGGGCTTGCTGTCCGCTGACTGGGCTGCGCCGGCTCCAAGTCCGCCACGAGCGCCATGATGACCTTCTGCTCGGCTCTGTGGACCTCGCCGTATCTGGGCCACGCCGACCCCGGCTTCACCCTCCGGACCTACACCCACCTCATGCCGGCCGCCGAGGACCGGGCCTGGCAAGCCGTCGACCGCGCACTCACCGACACGGGCAGGCGAGCGGCGGCCGACGGCGCTGGTGGCCCCGATGTGGCCCCAGGGAGGCGCTAGGATCCGTTCCCGCTGGTCAGCGCCTCGCAACCCTAGATGTCGTAGTAGAGGTTGCACTCAGCGACACCGATCCGTCCGGTTCTGCTCGGCCCGGTTCAGGCTGATTCAGGCCGTTGACCAGCGCGTCTGTCGATCGCTTGATCCGAGTCGGTTCGGCTCAGACCGGCCGGGATCGGTCCGGCTGTTAGCAAGCCTGTTAGCAGACCCGCGCATCCGCGGCCCGCCCGGCACCCTCGCCCCGTCCATGTAGCGGGCCGCACGCGATCTCACCGCGCCGGCCCCCGGAGCACGGGAGCAAGCCCCATGCCCGACCCGAACGATATCCCGCGCCGCCGGCGCGTGCTCGTCCTGGACGTCACTCAGGCGGCCGCCGAAGTCAGCCGCCTTACCCGCGAAGCCTACGACCTGTCCTTGCCCGTCGAGCCGGGGGTCCGCGCCGGCCGTGACAGTTGGTCCGCTGGGCGGTCTTGCTTGAGGAGGTGATCCCGTAACGCCTGACGGTCCGTAAGCGCTCTTTCTAGCGCTACGCGCGACGATCGGCCCCGGCTGGGAGGACCCCGGGGCCGTTTCTGTCTGAGGCGCGAACGCCCTCGGTCGCTACCACGGCCGGGGCGTTCGCCTGTCTGGAGCCGCAGGTAGCCTTGCTCCGCCAGACTCGCAGTGAGACTCTAACCCCGCAACATGCCAGCCGGGGGAACAGATGCTCACGCGGATTGGTGAGCTGGTGCGTCTTGCCGTGGCTTGGCGGCAGCGCCGTCGTGCCCGACAAGCGGCCGACCCCCTTTTGACGCCGGACCCCGAACGGGCACCGGCACGCGCAACCCTCGCCTACTACAACGAGGTAGGCGACCCCAGCCTCTAGGCGTAGATGGCCGGCGTCGTGTCGGCCAGGGCGGCGGCCCGGTGCACGGCCATGACGGCGGCGACCGGCTTCGAGCCTGTAACGCCCCAGGGCCGTGAGCGCGCTTACTAGCGCTACGCGCCATGGATGGTGGAACGCCCCGGTCGCTTGTGCCCCCTTGCTGCCGGGCGTTCGCCTGTTCGCAGGTAACGCCGGCAGCGTCGCTGGCGTTCTTCGGTAGGTCGGTGGTCGGGCATTCTCCGACCCGTGCCAACACCAGGGTTGACCATCGGCCCCATGGACCGGGTTGGGCCACGGCCCGGCCCGGTCCGGGTTACGGCCCCCGGGGGAGTCGATGGGCCGCCTCCCCCGGGGGCCGTAGCGCTCAAAGGTAGATGCTCGGCTCGCGGTTGTGCAGGTGCGCCCGGGTGGCGTGGCCCCAGCGGGCAAGGGACACGGCGACCAGCGGGCAGATGTCCACCGACAGCCCACGCCTCGCCCATGCCCAGCTATCGTCGAGTGGACGCTTGGCGGCGCCGGCCACGGCAGCGTCGAGCGCCGGGTGGGGCCGGTAGCGGAGGCTCCGGGTGTCGGTGACCGCGTCGTAGAAGCCGGTGTCGGCGGCTGCCCGGGCTCGGGTGGTCGGCTTGGTGACCTCGATGCCGGCGGCCTCAAGCGGGGCGATCAGCGAGGAAGCCGGGCCGGTGTCGTCGACCACTACGGCGCACGGCTGCCAGCGGTCGGCCAGCTCGACCAGACGCCCGACGACCCACCCGGTACCTGGTCGGTGGTCGACGACCTCGGCATGCCCGAGCCCGTCATCGCGCAGCCCAGCTACCCCGATGGCGGCGTGGGAGCGGTCCGGGGTCACGTCGGCGCCGAAGGCGACCGGGTCGACGGCGGCCGAGTCAGGATCGGCCAGCGCTCGCCAATCCAGTTCGGTGATCACCTGCCAGTCGGCCGGATCTCCCCTGGCCACCAGTTGAGGTAGGCCCGGCAGAAGTCGGCGAGGTCCAGCCGGTCGTACTCGGCCGCGATGGTCTCCTCCCGGACCGTGCGGCCCAGCGCCGGCATGCACCCCCCACCAGGTCGCCGGGTTGGCCGGGTCCGAACCCTCACGGGCCGACCACTCGAAGTAGGCGGCGGTCGAGCGCTGTCCGGCGCCGACCCGAGCGCGGCCCTGCTCGACCTTGGCCCGGAAGTAGGTCGAGCGGACGGTGCCGGCGGTGGAGACGACCCACAGTTGCGGCTGGGCTCGGGTCACCATGGTCGGCGAGACGCCCTGCTCGATCTGGGTGCCCTCGTGCGCCCATGCCTCGTCGACCACGACCAGGTCGAGCACGTCGGAGTGGCCGGCCTTCTCGCCGGCCGCGGTGATGCCGTGCCAGGACCCGTTGTGCCAGCGGATGGCCTCGTCGCCCCGTTGGAAGCGCGGCCGATACTCGCCAGCGAACGGGGAGTGCTGCAGGGTGGCGAGGTGGTCGTCCTCCCACTTGGCCCGGGCGTGGATGCGATCCTGGGCTCCATACAGCATCCGGGACTCGGCCCAGGTCCGGGCGCGATGCACCATGACAGCCAGCTCAAGGGTGGTTTTGCCGGACTGGCGCGGCGTGGTCAGATCGACCTCGCGGTAGGCAAGGCGCCCGGTTGCCGGGTCGATCTCCAACGCGACGTCGGCGACGAGCCGCTGCCAGGGTATGAGCGGCTTGCCGAGCTGCTTGGCGACCCGGGCGACGGCACCGCCGAGGGTCTTGCGGCTCGGGTCACGCGGCGTGGCCAGCAACGGCGGGCAGCTACGGGGCCGTCGCACACACACACCGGAACGGGGGCGCGGGGGCGACCGCCTCGACCCTGAAGGGGGAACGGGTCACCATCGTCGGCTCTGCCGCGGACGCTTTGGGTGAGGGCAGCCCGGGCCGGTCGCCCTTGGCTTCGTTGCAGGCTCGGCCGCAGTAGGGGCAGCGGCTCAGCCACCCATGGACCGGACGGAGGTTGGCCGGGTCGAGTGCCAGGTCAGGCCGGAGCTTGCGGCTGATGACGTGGTCGACGCTGCCCGAGCCGGGATGGCCGCAGAGGTAGCAGATGTCCGAGGTGGTCAGGACCCGGGCTCGTACCCTGCGCCATGGTCTCCCATCTGGCCCGCCCTCCCTGGCTGGCATGGGTCACCGTGGCTTGTGTCGCTTGCGTCGGCGCAGCGCATCGGTGCAGCCCGGGCAGCGGTCGCCCTTGCCGATGAACGGCTTGTGACAGCCCACGCACAGGCCTTGCAGCCCGGCCCGGTGGAACCCGTAGATGGTGCCCTTAGCCATGGCTACCGACGCCCCATCATCAGCGCGACCCGGGTGAGCAGCGGCAGGCCTCGGGTGTCCTCGGCCCGGATGGCCGCTACCCCGGCGCCGACATAGGCGGGCACCCTGACCACGGCGACGTGATCGAGCTGGGCGCGCGTCCGGGTGACGCGCTTGCGGTCGGCCGACCAGCGCGAGCCCCCAGGGACCTCCGCGAAGCCGACGCTCAAGCCGAGCGGTACGCCGTCGCGGGCCAGCTCCAGGACCTCGTCGCCGAGCGCTGTCTTGCTGACTCGCCATGCACCCCAGGCAGCGTCGGCCCGTTCCTCCAGCTCGACCGTCACCCCGATCGGGAGGGTTTGGCTGTCCCGCGGGTGGGTGGCGGTGAGCGGGACCCGAGACGGCACGGCGCCGGCCAACGCGCCGCGCTCGAAGACCTCGACGACCAGGCGCCCTCGGTCCATGACCCGGGCCTCGACGCCCCATGGTAGGAGTGGGCCTTCCAGGGTGCGGCCGTCACCGCCGTCGCGGAGCTAGAGCTCGGCCGGGTAGATGACGTGGTCTAGGGTCATGCGACGACTCCTTCTGGTCGGTCGTCGATGCCGGCGATCGGCGGGCGATCTTCCAGCTCGCGGACCTCGCTGGGCAGCAGCCAGCCCGCCTCAATGCCCAGCTTGTGCGCGGTGTAGCGGTCCAGCAGGGTCGCCCGGACCATGCCGCAGGGGTTGAAGCGGGCGCGCTGGGTGCGTGGCAGCAGCCCGGAGACGGCGCGCTCGACCCGGTACAGCCATGGCCGAAGGGTCCAGGTGAGCAGGTCGGTACCGCGCATCTCGGGCGAGGTGTAGGCCTCATGCCCGGCGGTCTTGCCGCCCATCATCTCGGGTGGCACCCCATAGAACCTGCAGATGGTCGCCACATTGGCCTCCAACGTGCCGAGGAACTGGGCCTCGTCGGGCGCGATGGCGATCGGGCGCAGCCGGGCGCCGTTGCCGAGCACGGCGATGTCCCGGCGCCGGTTGGCCAGCAGCTCCTTCCACTCGGCCTTGAGCCGCTGGGCGGCTTCCCGCTTGATGTCCTGCTCGGATTCGAGCACGGCGCTGGGGATGCTGGCGTCGGCGAAGAAGTGGCCGTCGTAGCGCTCAGCGCCGAGCCCAGGCCGATGCTCTCGCGGGCGTAGGCGATCGGCGACAGCCCTTCCAGCTGGCCGGGCCAGGGGTAGGCCTTGCAGTGAAACAGCTCGGCCCGGCTGTAGGCCTTGCCGCCGATGCGGATGACCCAGCGGCCCTCTTCGGCGGTGACGGCGACCCGGTCGGGGTGGACAAGGTCGACCTGGGCGGGCAGCAGCCCCGCGCCGGACCGGGCGGTGATGACGCCCCAGGCGTTCCCCCTGAGCAAGAGACTGGCCATGACCGCCCAGAGCCAATCGCCCAGCTCGGGGAAGTCGGCGCTGGGGCGCTGCAGCAGCGGCGGCGTGGAGATGGGATCGCGGTCGTCGCCCCGGTACACGTGCAGGGGCAAGGTGCTGACGCTGTCGCTCAAGAGCCGGACGCAACCCCATACCGTCGACAGCCGCAGCGCGGTCTCGACGGTGACCGCCTCGCCGGCGGCGGTCGGGCGGGCCTCGTCGGCGAGCAGCTGTTCGAGGGTCAGCGCCTCACGGTTGGCGACCCGGGACCAGACCCAGCGGTCCCACCAGGACACGGCTCAGGTCCGGATGCCGGTGTCGACCACGAACGCCGAAGGCTGCGCCAGCTGCACGTCGGCGCGGAGGTAGGCCAGGAATGCGACCTGTAGGTTGTCGGCCAGGTACCGCTCCTTGAGCGGGATCAGCCGGAAGTCGTTGCGGATGCCGATCATCAGCTGCGACCAGTCCGCGGTGTAGATCTCCGAGCAGTCGGTGCTGGTGCCCACCGTCAGGTTGATCGGGACCTGTTTGGTGGTCAGCATCGGCAGCATGTTCGGCGGCGGCGCAAGGTAGGCCGAGGTGGTCGCCTCGCGCAACTTGCTCAGGCTGGTCGAGGTCCTGGGCGCCTGGATGTGGGCGTTCGGCTCGAAGTTGTTGCCGGCCACCACCCCACGGGCGTCCAGGTGCCAGTCATACGCGGTCGCCACGGCGATCAGCGACCCGTTGGCGCCGTGGGTCGTGATGGTCACCCCGGTCTGGTTGCGGACGCCCTGCGGCTCCGGCGGGGTGCCCGAGCCGCGGAGCGCGACCCGGTCCAGCTCCAGCGCGACCTGGCCGGCGAACGATCGGGCGATCACGTCCTCGGCCGAGGGATCGCTGTCCTCGAACAGCTCCAGCGACAGCTTGACCAGCCGCACCATGGTCCGCGCGGTGAAGGTGACCGAGTCGAAGGTCATGTCCTGGTCGGTGATGGCGGCGTTCTCGCTCTTCCACGCCGGGGCGTTCTCGCCGGTCAGCCGGGCCAGCTTCAGTGTGGCCGCGGTCATGGGCACGGTGATGGCGCCGGCCTGGAACACCCGGGTCTGGTTTCTGGCTAGGTCGATCACCCTGGCACTCAGCGGCGTCGGCACCAGGTGCCCGCCCGCGGTCAGGGTGCCCTCGGACAGCGCACGCTCGTGCTCGGCGCCGTCCCAGCGGCCGGTGACCAGCCCGCGCAGGTAGCGGTCAAAGCTCAGCCGCTCGTCGGCCGGGTCGAACATGCCGCGGGCCTGGCACCAGTCATACACCGACTGCTCGCGGGTCAGACCGGCTCGCGCGGCACGGCAGGCGCCTGCTGCCTGGTCGACACGGCGCGCAGCTCGGCGACCTCGCGGTCGTGCTCGGCCTCGATCGCGTCCTCGGCCTCGCGCTGGGCGACGACCTGGGCCTGGTAGTCGGCCAGCTCTTCGGGGGTCAGGTCGCGCGGCCCAGCGGGGTCTTCGGCGGCCCGGGTCAGCACGGCATCGGCGGCGGTGCGGGCGGCGGTACGCCGCTGACGCAGCTCTTCGAGTAGGGACAAGGCGGCGGCTCCTTTAACGCAGCCCGGCCGGGGGGTGGCCGGCCACCCCAGCCGGGCTACAGGGTGCCGCCCTACCCGCAATGATACGCCGGACGATACAGCGCCGGGTGAGCTACTCGAGCTGGCGTTCCATGGCCCGCAGGGTCAGCCATTCCTTGGTGGCCTAGGTGATGCGGGCGCGGCCCTCGACCAGCAGCCAGCGGCCGTCGACCTGCATGCCAGCAAAGTAGCCATTGCCAAGGATCTGCACGCGGCCCTGCGCGTAGGCGGCCTCCAGCAGCTAAGTGGCGGCGTCCTCGCTGATGAGCAGCTCTTCGGCGAGCGCCTGGACCGACCACGTGCACAGAACAAACTGCTCATCGAGGGTGAGCCGGTCGGCGGCAAGGGGATGCGCCGGTGGCGGTTCGTCCACCGGCGCACCTTCCCTTCGCTGCAGTCGACCCGTTCGCCGGGTCGCCCTCATTGTGCGCTATCGCCCGCCCAGCTAGCGGAGCAGCTCCCGGAACTCGTCGGCGGTCAGCCCGACCCGGCGAAGGATCCCGGCGAGCGTGCCGATGGCCAGCTCGTTGTGTAGCGGTACGGCAACCGTGGCGTAGGCGCCCGGACGTGGCCTCCGGGTCTTGAGGATCTGGTGATCGCCCTTGATCCGCAGCGGCCGATAGCCGACTCGCTCAAGTGCAGCGACGGCCTGCTTGCCGGAGACGCCGCGGGTCAGCCGCCCGGTCACGCCGGGATCGGCACGTCGATCGAGGTGACCAGCGGGTGAGTGGGGGCCGGCGGGAGCCCTTCCTCCTGCAGGTAGACCTCGACCACATCGCGGAGATTGGCGAGCGCCTGGTCGAGGGTCTCGCCTTGGCTGACTGCCTCGATTTCCAGGCAGCGGGCGACGTACCAGTCGCCCTCCTGGGTGACGACGGCGGTGAGATGAAGCGTCGGGGAAGAGCCGCTCAAGTCGCTCATGTACAGAGCGTACCGCGTACCGTGCAAAGAGTCAGCCTGCCGTGCCCGGCTGGTGTGCCCGGCTGGTGTCACCGAAGTGCCGGCCGGCCAGGTAGTCATCGGGTGAACCTCCTTGGGTCGTCGGGGACGCTGGGGAGCCGGCCGTCGCGCCAAGCGTCGTCGTCGGCGTCGGTCCATTGCTCGCCGTCTTCGCTAGGGGTATAAGCTACAGCCGCTACATCCGTAATATCGCTGGTCAGAGCAGGAATCGCAGCCGCTACGTCCCCGCTACATGCCGCTACATCGCCGGGTTCTGTAGCGGCATGTAGCGGCTGTGTAGCGGCTGGCATTTGCCCGCTGACCTGGGATGTTACGGCTGTAGCGGCTGTAGCGGCGGTAGCGCGCAGGTGTGGCGCGTAGCGGGTCCAGGCGTCGTCGAACTGCTCGACCCGGTAGCCCTTCTTGGGCGGGTCGGTGCCGTGCTCGCGGACGTTGCACGGCTTGATCCCAAACGGGCGCAGCAGCTTGGCCAGCCCCGGCTGATTGAGCCCACGGCCGCGGGCCCAGTCGGCCCACGGCGATTCGTCCATGGCGGTCAGCCGGTCAACCAGCGTCTTGGAGTGCAGCACGGCGTGGAGAGCGTCCAGCAGCTCGGCGCCGCTACTGGCCGGCGCCATCACCTTCGGGACGGAAGACGCGCAGGTTGTACAGGACCGTGTCCTGGCCCTTGCTCGTCTTGGTCTTGTAGAGACGACGGACACCGATCCGCTCGCCCGAGCGCGGCTATAGCCGGTCCCACTGGCGCTTGATGGAGGCGCCGGAGACAGATAGCGAGACGAGCTGGTCCTCGTCGAACTCCTCCAGCGGGTCGGCCATGGCGCTGAGATCGGCCTCGCCGAGCACGGCGACCTCGAACTCGCCGCCGTCGTTGCCGGTGCGGGTCTCGGTGGTGACCAGCGCGCCGAGCACCACGTCGCCGTCAAGCAGCTTCAGCCCGATTGGCGGGTCCTCGGCGAGATGCTCGCGCAGCCAGTCATCGGCGCGCTGTAGAGTGGTTTCGGACATGCAGAGACCTCCTGGTCTGTGCGGGTCTGTCGGTCGGGGTTGGCTGACATGTTCGGCGCCCGAGGGGTATGGCGGCCCTCGGGCGCCGTCGTCTTTACGATCCATGGCTGTCCTTCGGGTCGAGCCCAAGCGCACGCCTGAACGCCGCGGTTGGCACCCTGAAGGAGCGGCCGAGCCTGTAGACCGGGAACGGCAGCTCGCCCCGGCGCGCAAGCTCGAACGCCCGAGCCCGTCCGAGCCGGAACGCCGGGCGGCGTCCGGCCATAGCGGCACGGTTGGCTGGTCGGCCTCGGCTGGGCCGACATGCACCTGGACGGCGGCTACCTCACCGTCCGGCAAGCCAAGACGGCAGCCGGCCGGCGCCGGGTCGAGCTGGACCCAGCCACCATCGCCGCGCTGCGGGCACACCGCAAGCGGCAGGCGGCCGAGCGGCTGGCCTTCGGCGCCGGCTACTCCGACCACGGCCGGGTGTTCACCCGCCCAGGCGGCGAGCCGCTGAACCCGGATGCGGTGTCAATCCAGTTCAAGCGCCGGGCGGCCCGGCTCGGCCTGCCACCGATCCGGTTCCATGATCTGCGGCACGGCTGGGCGACGATGGCGCTGGAAGCCGGCGAGCACCCCAAGGTGGTTGCCGAGCAGCTCGGCCACGCCTCTGTCCGTGTCACCCTGGACACCTACAGCCACGTGACGCCCGGCACCCAGCGGGCCGCGGTCAGCAGGGTCGCCGGGCTGTTCCTGGACCCGGCTGTTAGCAGCGTGTTAGCAAACGAGCCCGCCTCGGCCCCAGAAAGACGGGAGGCGGGCTCGTGACCAGCGCAACTGCGCCGGCGGCGCTCAGATGTCGTAGAAGTGTACGGCCCGCCGGCCTGACCTGCGCCCGGTTCTCGACGCCTTCGCTGACCAGGTAGAACGCTACTCAACTCTGGCCATCATTGGTCAGGCTCGGTAGCTGTCACGTGCGCCGGATGTGCGCCCTGGGAGCTATCGGAGGGGGAGCCCGAAGGCTTCCTCAAGCGCCTTCACCGTGGCCGAGCTGGTCCACCACGGGCTCTAGGTGGCTGGTGTCTTTCGTGGGCGTGAGTGCTCGCGATGTGGTCGTGTATGGGTGAGAATTACATGGCTGTAGTTCTCGACCCGGGAGCGACCGATGACCCTGGGGCTGGCCCAACGCCAAGGTGACCTCCTGGATGATGTGACCCGGTTCTGCGACCAGGCGCTGCCGGAGAGATCGGTGTATGGGCTGCTGCACCGGGAGCGGGATCGGCTGTTCCCTGACGAGCTGTTCGCCGATCTGTTTGCGGAGCGGGGGCGCCGTTGTGTGCCGCCGTCGGTGGTGGCCACGGTGATGGTGCTGCAGCGCCTGGAGGGGCTGTCGGACCGGGAGGCGGTGGAGCGCTACACCTTCGACGCCCGCTGGCGGTATGCGGCCGGGGTGGGCGGCTACGACCGCGGCGGGTGGGGCAGGTTCGCGCACACCGTGCTGGTCGACATGCGGGAACGGCTGCGCCGCTCCGACCGCCCCGACCGGGTGTTCGAGGTGGCGTTGGCGGCCGCCAAGCAGGCGGGGCTGGTGGGGCGGCGGCGGGTGCTGGACTCCACCCCGCTGTATGACGCGGTGGCCACCATGGACACCGTCACCCTGATCGGTTCGGCGCTGCGCGGGCTGCTGGGGGTGGCCGACCAGGTGCTGGGGGCCGAGCTGCGGGCGGTGCTGGCAAGCGGCGACGACTACGCCAGCGCGGCCAAGCCGCAGATCGACTGGGACGACCCTGCCGCCCGCGAGCAGCTGGTCGACGCCCGCGCCAAGGACGCGCTTGGGTGCCTGGCGGTGCTGGATGGCCGCCAGCTTGACGGTGCGGTGGCCGAGGCGGCAGTGCTGTTGGCTACGGTGGTGGGCCAGGATCTGGAACAGGGCGACGACGGGGTGTTCCGCATCGCCCGCAAGGTCGCCCCCGATCGGGTGATCTCCACCGTGGACCCCGACGCCCGCCATGGCCACAAGACCGCCGCCCGCGGCTTTGACGGCTACAAGGGCCACGCCGCGGTCGACCCCGACAGCGAGCTGATCACCGCCACCAAAGCCACGCCCGGCAATGCCGGTGATGCCAGCGTCGCCGCCGACCTCATCGAGGACCTGCTGGCTGACGAGCCCACCGGCCAGGACGACCCGGCCAGCCAGACCGGCGAGACGAGCGCGCCGGCACGCCAGCCGGACGAGGGCGCCGACGATACCCAGCCGCCCAAGGTGTATGGGGACTGCGCCTACGGCACCGGCGAGTTCCAGTCCACCCTTGCGGGTGGCCACATCGACTCCTGCTGCAGGACCCAGCCGCCCAGCGCTGCTGGCGGGCGCCTCGCCAAGGACCGCTTCGACATCAACCTCGACCGCGACACCGTCACCTGCCCCGCCGGCCACACCGTGGCGATCCGCCGGGGCACAGGCGGCGGCATCGCCTGCTTCGGCGAGGTGTGCGCCGCCTGCCCGCTGCGGGACCGGTGCACCAACGCCGCCGGCGGGCGCAGCATCCGGGTCGGCCCCTACGAGGACGCGCTCGCCCGGGCCCGCCAGCGCCAAGCCGACCCGCGCTGGCAGGCCGACTACCGCGCCACCCGCCCCAAGGTCGAACGCAAGCTCGGCCATCTTATGCGCCGCAAACACGGCGGGCGCAGGGCCCGGGTGCGGGGCACCGTCAGGGTCGACGCCGACTTCCGGCTGCTCGCCGCGGCAGCCAACCTCGCGCGGCTGGCCGTGCTCGGGCTGCGCTTCACCACCACCGGATGGGCAGCGGCGGCTCCATGAAACCTCCCCGCCGCGCACCGTCGTGGCCGCCAGCCCTCGACCAGGCACGACATCACCGCCAGCAGCCAGCCAACGCGCCGTGACCTGCCATCCCACAGCCAGGTGAGCATGGCCCCGTCGCACACCGCCACGTTCACCAACCCACGCTTCACACCAGCCACCTAG